TCGCGTGGCCGCTGTCGGTCGAGGTCTTCGACAAGATGCGCCGGCAGGACGCGCAGGTCGCGTCCGTGCTCCGTGCGGTCACGGCGCCGATCACGCGCACCCAGTGGCGGCTCGACGGCACGGGCTGCGACCGCGAGGTCACCGAGTCCGTCGCGCTGAGCCTCGGCCTGCCGATCGTCGGCGACGACCCGAGCAACGACCCCGCGACGCGCCTCCGCGGCCGCGACCGCTTCTCGTGGGATGAGCACCTTCGGCTCGCTCTGCTCATGCTGACCTTCGGGCACTCCTACTTCGAGCAGGTCTACCGCTACGACGTCGAGGCCTCGGCCCGCGCTGGGCGCGACCAGTACCGGATCCGGAAGCTCGCGCTGCGGCCGTCGCGGACGATCGCGCACATCGAGACCGCGCGCGATGGCGGGCTGGTGTGGATCCAGCAGCACGGCTCGACGCTGGGCCGTGACGGCGCGCCGAGACTCCCCGTCAACCGGCTCGTCGCCTACGTGCTTGAGCGCGAGGGGTCGAACTGGCTCGGCCGGTCGCTGCTCCGCTCGGCCTACAAAAACTGGCTCCTCAAGGACCGTGCGCTGCGGACCTGGTCGACGTCGATCGACCGCAACGGCATCGGCGTGCCGGTCTACACCGACGCCGAGAAGGGCACGCCCGACACGATGGACGCCGGCGAGGAGCTGGCGACCGAGATGCGCGCTGGCGAGAACGCCGGCGGTGCGATCCCCTACGGCGCCAAGCTCGACCTGATCGGCGTGAACGGCCGCCTGCCCGACATCGCCGAGTTCGTCCGTTACCAGGACGAGCAGATCGCCCGCTCCGCGCTCGGCCACTTCCTCAACCTCGGCAGCCAGGGCGGCGGGCAGGTCGGGTCCTACAACTACGGCTCCGTGCTCGCCGACACCTTCAACCTGTCCCTCGACGTGCTCGCCGGCAGCGTCGCCGAGACCGGCACCGCACACGTCATCGAGGACCTCGTCGACATCAACTTCGGCCCCACCGTCCCCGCTCCGCGGCTGGTCTACGACGAGATCGGCACCCGCGTCTCCGAGCTCGACCGCGTCCGCGAGGCGGCAGGCCTGACGTCCGACGCCGACCTCGCGGACCTCATCCGCTCCACCGCCGACCAGCAGGAGGGCTCCGCATGACCGCCAAGATGGGCCGCTACCGATACTGGGGCGACCAGAAGCCCGACACGTCGCGGCCGCTCCTCACGTTCTCCCGTCCCGCCGAGGCTGTCAACGCCAAGGCCACCACGACCACCGACGGCGACGTCACGGCGACCACCGGCACGCTGCGGATCTACGGACCGATCGACTCCTACGGCGGCTGGTGGGGGGTGTCTTCCAAGGAGGTCGCGCAGGCGCTCGACCTGCTCGGCGACGCCGAGCGCATCGTCGTGCGCGTGAACTCGCCCGGCGGCGAGTCGTCCGAGGGCCGCGCCATCATGAACCTGCTGCGCGCGCACAACGCCGAGATCACCACCGTCGTCGACGGCGCCGCCTACTCCGCCGCCTCGTACATCGCACTGGCCGGCTCGGATCGCGTCATGAGCTCCGGCGCAACGATGATGATCCACGACACGAGCACGTTCCTCTACGTGAACGCCGAGGGCGCCCGCAAGGCCGCCGAGATCCTCGACACCCTCTCGAACAGCGGCTCCGAGCTCTACGCCGAGATCGCCGGCGGCACGGTCGAGGAGTGGCGCGAGCGCCAGAAGGCTGAGACCTGGTACTCCGCAGCGACCGCGGTCGAGGCCGGGCTCATGTCCCGCGTCGGCGTCGTCCCGGACGCCTCTGGACCTGCTGAGACCGCCGGTGACGAGGGCCCCGAGCCCGTCGACGACACCGACGTCTCCGAGCGCGCCCGAGCGACCTACGACGTGTCGCTCTTCGACAAGGCCCCCGAGGGCCTCACCAAGCTCCCGACCGCGCCCGCGGACGGGTCCAACAAGAAGGAAGGAGCTGCTGTCGTGGACCTCAACGACGAGCAGATCAAGAGCCTGCGCGAGCAGGTGGGCTTCCCCGAGAACGCGGACGCGGGCACGATCGTGACCGCGACGCTGGAGGCCCTGGCCGAGCGCGCCGAGGCGCCCACGGAGGCCACCGCGGTCCCCGAGGGTCACGTCGTGATCCCGGCGGCCAAGCTCGCGGACCTCGAGGCGGGCGCCAAGCTCGCGAACGAGACCGCCCAGTCCCTCGCTGCGAAGGAGCGCGACGCGTTCCTCGACAGCCAGCGGGGCAAGTACCTGCCGACCAGCCGCGAGGCGTGGGCGGCGGAGTACGACCGCGACCCGAAGGCCACGCGCGAGCACTTCGCGGGTGCCCCGGTGATCATCCCCACGGCCGAGCTCGGCCACGACAACCCCGTGAACGAGTCGCAGACCGAGGACGACAAGGTCTACGAGGCGGTCTGGGGCTCCGACGAGACGAAGGAGGCCTGAGCCATGGCCGACTACCTGCCCCTCTACCTGCCCGGCAAGGCCGTCCCGGCGACCACGTCGGCCGCCGTCGTCGGCGGCCGGCCGGTCTACGTGTCCGGCAGCGGCACCGTGGCCAACTCGGCCGCCGCCGCCAACATCCCCGTCGGTGTCGCCGCGTTCGACGCCGCCTCGGGTGACTCCGTGACGTACTTCGGTCGCGGCACCGTCCACCGCCTGGTCGCCTCGGGCACCGTCACCGCCGGTGACGTCGTCGAGGCCGCGGCCGCCGGCGCAGTCGCCACCCACGCCGTCGGCACCAACGACGCCCGTGGCTTCGGCATCGCGCTGACCACCGCGACCACCGGCAACCTCGTCGAGATCATGGAGGTCTGAGCTCATGCCCGGATACACCTACCCGGCGGCGCCCGCGTCCGTCGCGAGCGACACCGTCAGCATCCACCGGCTGATGCAGTCCCCGCCGCTCATCGCGCGGCGCCTGCGCACGCTGCTCAACCAGCGCTACATCTCCGACGCCCTGCTCAAGGGCCGCTTCACCGCCCAGGGCGGCGGCATCTTCTTCGAGTCGGGCGAGTCGATCTTCTCCGGGGAGAACCCCCGGGCGGTCACCCCCGGCGCGGAGTACCCGCTCGTCGGGCTGAGCGCCGGACCCATGACGGGCGCGAAGACCGTCAAGTGGGGCCAGGACACCGAGATCTACGACGAGGCGATCGCGCGGCTCAACCGCAACCCGGTCGACCGCGGCCTCACGAAGCTGGCCAACCAGAACGTGAAGTACGTCGACTCGATCTCGATGGCAGCCGTCGCCTCGGCCGTCACCCAGACGGCCAACCTCGGTGCCGCGCTGGCCTCGGCCTCGGCCGAGCAGATCCTGACGGCGTTCCTGACCGCGAAGGCCAACATCATCGCGCTCAACGAGGGCTACATGCCCGACACCGTCGTCATGGACGACATCAGCCACGCGATCGTGATGGCCAAGTTCATCGCGGCCGGCTACCTGCCGCGCGAGGCCGGGAACACGCCGCTCATGACCGGCGACTTCCCGCGCCTGCAGGGGCTCACGTGGCTTGCCACGCCCAACACGGTCGCCGCCAACACGGCGCTCATCGCGGACACCGAGCAGCTCGGCGGCATGGCCGACGAGGACCTCGGCAGCCCCGGCTACGTCCGCGCCGAGGACGGCGTCGGCGTCGAGGTCAAGACGAGCCGGCTCACCGGCTCCGACGACCGCGACGGCTACCGCGTCCGCGCTCGCCGCGTGACCGTCCCGGTGGTCCTCGAGCCGCTCGCCGCCCGCAAGATCAACCTCGCCGCCTGATCGGAGACGTGACATGCCCTACAAGGTGACCAGCCCGCTGGTGATCGTCCCCAACGCGGACGGCGAGAACGGCAGCGGCTACTTCTACGAGGACGCCGTCATCCCCGACGGCTTCAACGACAAGCGCTGCGACCAGCTCGTCAAGGACGGGATGCTCGAGAAGGTCAAGGCCGAGAAGGTCAAGGCCGACTCGGGCAGCGCCGACACCGTCGACGCCATCCTCACCGAGGTCGGCGACGACAAGGCGAAGGCCCAGACCGCGCTCGACGCGGAGAACGCCAAGGACAAGCCCCGAGCCACCCTGGTGGGCAAGCTCGAGGCCATCCTCGGCAAGGCCTGATCCACCCAGCAGCCCAGCGGGGCGAGGGGCCACGAGCTCCTCGCCTCGCCGGGTCAGCACCAACTTCACAGGAGGCGCCGTGCCGGTCGACGTGATCACCCCGCTCGGGCAGGTCCGCCTCCTCATCAACGACACCGCCGACTCGCCGGTCTTCTCGGACGCGGAGATCGCGACGTTCCTGCTGCTCGAGGGCCAGAGCGTGAAGCTCGCCGCGGCGCAGGCGCTCGACACGATCGCGGACGACGAGGCGCTGACCTCGAAGGCGATCCGCACGCAGGACCTGACGACCGACGGACCCGCAGTGGCCGAGCAGCTCCGCGCCCGCGCGCAGCAGCTGCGCGACGAGGCCCGCGGCTCAAA